ATCTCGAATATCCCAAGACCAGCTTGAACCAGCCTGAACTGGCGCCAACTGGCCATGATCAGCCTCGACTGGAGACGATTAGCCCGGATGGGGCGGGATCGTATGGGCCGCTTGTGGGGGACATATGCCTGGACGCGCTTGGGCTTGAGTTGATGCCGTGGCAGGTGCATTTTCTTGACCGGGCGTTGACGTTTGATGATGAGGGGCTGTTGGTGCATCGGTCGGCGTTGGGGTCGGTGGCCCGACAGAACGGCAAGTCGATCATTCTCAAATCGGTCATCCTGTTTTGGCTGTTAGAAATGCCAAAGATCCGTGGCGAAAAGCAGACGATTGTGTCGGTCGCCCACCGCCTTGACTTGGCCGTCATGGTGTTTGACGACCTGGCTGACATTCTCGAAAACAAATACGGTGCGTATGTGTCGCGGTCTTATGGTCGGAACAAAGTGACGATGCCGGACGGCACGACGTGGTGGATCAAAGCCGCCAAACATAATGCGGGCCACGGCATGAGCATTGACCTGCTGATTGTCGACGAGCTGTTTGACGTCGACGCTGAAGTTGTCGAGGGTGGTTTGATGCCAGCTCAGCGCGCCCGCAAAAACCCGTTTGCCCTATTCATGTCAACGGCAGGCACGGAAGCATCGGTGCTGTTCCAGCGTTGGCGTGAGCATGGTCTACGCGCGATTGACAGCGGGCAACCCACCGTGAACTACATGGCTGAATGGTCGCCACCACCGCACGTCGACCCGATGAACCCGGCATCGTGGACATGGGGCAACCCCGCCATCGGCCACACGCTTACGCTCGAGACGTTGCAGCAGGAAAGCGAAAACCCTGACCGCGCATCATTCCTACGCGCCAGCCTCAACCTGTGGGTCACGGTTGCCCGCGGCTGGATCGCACCCGGACGCTGGCCCGAACTTGAGCACCGCGGGCCAATCCCGATGGGCGGCATCATCGCCATCGAAGCCAGCCTTGACGACTCTCGATATGCAGCTGTGCGAGCCGTCAACCTGCCCGACGGACGCACCATCTGCACCATCGCATTTGTCGTCGACACGATCGGGGAACTGTACGACAAGCTGGCCGAGGTCGCCGCTGACCCGTCGGTACGGTTTGCCATGTCGCCCAGCATTGACGCCATCTGCCCGCCTAATCTTGAGCGCCGGCGTGTCATCGTCGGCTACGCCGAACTTGGCAAACTGACCCCTGTCGTGCGCGACCTGATCAACCAGGGCAGGCTGTTGCATACCGGGGAAACGATGCTGGCTGAACACGTGCAACGCGCTGTTGCCGTCAAAACACAGAACACTTTGGTGTTGTCATCGCAACGTTCACCGGGCCCGATCGAGCTGGCGCGTTGCATGGTGTGGGCTGCCGGGATGGTCGCACGACCAGCACAAAGCGGTCGCCCAATGATCGTCAGCGTGTAGCATCGCAACGTACCCGCCCCGGCCTTTCGTCGGGATCGTGTCGGCGGGCGGGTACACATAAACGCTTGACGCTTGTGGCACACTTGACGCATGGCCCTGTTCGCTAAAAAGACCGCCGCAATCAGCACCACCCCCGTCGCTGAAGTGCAGGCCGCTGTCGGCTACACGTCAAACGCGCAAGGCCCAAACATGATCGGCCAGTACTACACCTACCAAGAAGGTGAAGCCCGCAACCGCGCAATCTCGGTGCCTGCAATCAACCGTGCGCGCGACCTCATGGCATCCGTCATCAGCTGCATGCCACTCAAAATGTACAACGAAGTGTGGAACGAACTAGAAGAAGAAATGACCAAAGTGTATTTGGCGCCGCGGTCATGGCTACGTCGACCCGACCCGACCGTGCCGTACGGGCACATCATGGCGTGGACATTTGACGACCTGTTCTTCTACGGTCGCGCGTTTTGGTACATCACATCACGCACCGCCGACGGCTACCCCGCATCATTCACCCGCCTGCCCACCGGGTCAATCACGACGCCTGATCAGGTTGGCCCGGTGTGGTTTGCACCATCCAAGCAGGTGTACTTTAACGGCGGCGAACTTGACCCAGCCAACCTCGTGCAATTCCTCAGCCCAACCCAAGGCCTGATCTATTCGGCACCAGGCGCCATTGAGACCGCGCTGAAGATTGAGGCGGCCCGCAATCGCAACGCCTCTAGCTCAATCCCAGCAGGCATCTTGAAGCAGACCGACGGCGAGCCATTGTCGGCACAAGAATTGACCGACATTGCCGCACAATTCAACGCAGCTCGAGCCACTAATCAGACTGCGGCGCTTAACCAGTATCTCTCATACGAACCCACGACGATGACGCCCGACCGAATGTTGCTCATTGAAAGCGCAAATTATTCGGCGCTTGAGGCTGCCCGTCTTGGCAACGTACCGCCATACCTTGTCGGCGTCAGCACCGGATCGTACTCGTATCAGTCAGCGCAACAGGCCCGCGCCGACCTCTACATTTTCGGTGTCAAGTTGTACGCCGAAGCAATCGCCGCAACTTTGTCAATGGACAACGTGCTACCGCGCGGCACCTATGTCGAATTCGACGCCGACGAATACCTTGAAGAGGAATACGCGGCAGACAAAATGGATGAACCATCAGAAGTCAACATTGAAGAAAACACGCAAGAGAGGATCGCAAACCGATGATCAAATTTCATGCCACCGACATCAGCATCATCGCTGGTAAGGGTGCAGGCCGACGCGAAATTAGCGGCGTCGCCGTACCGTACAACGTCAAAGCAACCGTCGCATCTGGCCAGGACGTCATCATCAAGCCAGGCGCACTACCCGTCGAAGGCAAGGCGCCGCGCCTGTTCATGTACCACGACAGCACAATGCCCGTCGGTGTTGTCACCGAACGGGTTGACAGCCCCGAAGGGATGCTGTTCACCGCCAAAATTTCGGCATCCAGCCAAGGCCAGGACGCCATGATCATGCTGTCCGAAGGCGTCATCGACCAAGTATCCATCGGCGTGACCCCGACCGACTTCAGCTACGACGACGACGGCACCATGATCGTCAAGGCCGCCGACTGGGTAGAGCTGTCGCTCGTACCCGTCGGAGCATTCGGTGACGCAGCCGCCATCACCGAAGTCGCCGCAAGTATCCACCAACCCGAAGAAGAAATCGGCAATACTGAACAAGAGACCCCACAAGAGGAGACACCAGCAATGGAAAACGCACCAGTCGTCGAGGCCGCCGCAGTTGAGGCCGCGATCCCAACCGCACCAATCCCGGCACAGCCCAAGCGCAAGTACGACCTGCCAACCGCAGGCGAATACCTTGCCGCAATGCACATCGGTGGCGAAACGTTCCGCAACGTCGCAGCAGCCGCCCGCGACTTCGCACTTTCGCGCCAGTCAGCACTTCAGGCAGCCGCAGGTGACACCCTCACCACCGACACGCCTGGTTTGCTCCCAGTCCCAGTTCTCGGCCCTGTGTTTCAGGATCTGAACTACATCCGCCCAGTCGTCGCAGCAATCGGCGCCCGCGCCATGCCGGACGGTGGCAACCAAAAGACGTTCATCCGCCCAACGTGGACGACGCACCCGTCGGTCGCAACCCAGTCAACCGAATTGACGGGCGCATCGGCCACCACCCCGGTCATCGCATCCAACGTCATCAGCAAGACCACCCTCGCGGGACAGGTCACGCTGTCCGTGCAGGACGTCGACTTCACCAGCCCGGCCGCAATGGAAATCATTCTCCGCGACCTCGCAGGCCAGTACCTGCTCGCATCCGACAACATCGCCGCAGACGCGATCACCTCGGGCGCATCAGCATCGGGATCCACCTGGACGTACAACACCACCGACCCGTCAACGCTCAGCGCCGCGATCTACGACGCAGCCGTCGACATCCTCACCGCCAGCAACTTCCTGCCTGACCACATCTTCGTGGCCCCAGGCGTGTGGAAGCTCCTCGGTCAGCAGCTCGACGCAGACAAGCGCCCAGTATTCCCATACGCAGGCGCCGCAGGTCTCATGGGCGTCAACGCAATGGGCAGCGCAAACGTCACGCAGCTCAACACGTTCAACCCATTCGGCCTCAACCTCGTCGCAGACCGCAACTTCGCGGCCAACACCATGGTCGTCGCCAAGGGCTCCGCAATCGAGTTCTACGAGCAAGTACGCGGCCTCATGTCGGTCGAGGTGCCAAGCACGCTTGGACGCACGTTCTCGTACTACGGCTACGTCGCAACGTTCATTGCCGACAGCGACCTCGTCAAGTCCATCACCGTCAGCCCGTGATCTGAAAGGTAGGCCCACAAAATGGCCACCTACACGGTCACACACAAGTACCTACTGGACGATTACGCCGTCCTACAACTCCTCACACCCTCAGAGGTAGTTGTAGGCGGCGCGATCACCGTCACAGGCGTCGACGCAACGTTCAACGGCTCATACACCGTTTACGCGCTTCCGCAATACCTGTACCTCGGCATCGACACCGAGGGCGACCTTATGTACGACTACCAGGTACCGATCCAAAACCAGGTGCTGTACGCCAAGACCGCCGACAACGTCGAGCGCGTCGCATCCACCGGGTCGCTCGCATACACACCCGTCTGCACATGGATCACCGCAACCAACATTGAAGATTGGCTAGGTATCGGCACCGCAACCGCAGGGGACGCAGCATTCTTGACGCAATGCGCCGCAGCTGCCAACCAATTCTGTTACCGACGCCGACAGGAAGCCGGATACATTGACAGCGTCAGCACCAGCCCATCAAGCGACGTCACGCTAGGCACAATCATGTACGGCGGCGCCCTGTACCGTCAGCGCGGATCCATGGATCAGTTCGCATCGTTTGATGGCATGGCAACCGCCCCAGTCGTCGGCCTGTCTGGCATGGTGAAGCAGCTGTTGGGGATTGACCGCCCACAGGTGGCCTAATGCCCGTACCCGCATACACCGACCTATTCAACGAAGCGATCGACGACCTGACCGCCACGTTACAAACGATTACTGGGCTACAAGTCGTCAACGATCCAAGAAACATCGTCCCGCCATGCGCGTTCATTGACGCCCCATCGTGGGAAAGCTGGAACTACAACATCGTCAAACTGACGTTCCCCGTCAAGGTGCTGACGCTCGGCCCAGCCAATCTGGATGCTCAGCGATCCCTGCTCAACATTTGCGCCATGCTGTTAGCCAAAAACGTGGCTGTCACCGGGGGCCGTCCAACCGTGATCGATATTGGCGGCTCAATCCTGCCTGCCTACGATCTCACCGTCACCATGCAAGCCCAAACCAGCTAGGAGACCTCATGTACATCATCGTCAGCCCCCGCCTCGGAACACCAGGCGACAAGTTTGAGCCAGCCGACGGCATCAACGTGCAAGCACTCATCGACGGTGGCCTCATATCCACCGACAAACCAAAGAAGTCGTCTAAAGTCAAAGAAGCACCAGAGGAGAACTAAGCCATGGCAACCAGCGTCTATCTGTCAAACCCAAGCGTCACGATCAACAGCGTCGATCTCAGCGACCAATGCACCGCCGCAACCATCACCTACACCGTTGAGGCGCTGGAAAACACCGCATTCGGATCAACCGCCCGCACCTACACGAGCGGCCTCGCCAACAACAGCGTCACCGTCACCCTGTACCAGTCTTACGCAGGATCGGAAACCGAAGCGTCGATCTACAGCTTGGTCGGCACAACCACCACGCTCGTGCTGAAGCCAGCGTCGGGCGCGGTCTCGTCAACCAACCCGTCCTACACGCTTACCGGGGCATACTTGGAAAGCCACACCCCAATCAACGCATCGCTCGGCGAACTCTCAACGATCGACCTGACGTTCACGGGTGGCACGCTCGCAAAGGCCACCGTCTAGCCATGTTCTCGCCAGCCCAATCGGGCGGCGCTGAAAACAACCAAAGCAAGCCCGCGCTGGCGGAGCCTTGCCCGACGAAAGGTAACTAATGCGCGTCAAACTCAAAATCGACCTCAAAGACGGGCGCGCGCCACGCACCATGGTCACAAACATGCTCGCCATTGTTGAATGGGAAAAAACCGAAAACCGCCGATCCGCAGACGGCAAAGGCATCGGCTTTGTCGACATGTGCTGCTGGGCGTACATCCTGTGCAAGCTCGCTGGCGACAAAGTGCCCGCAACGTGGCGTGAATGGGTCGCTGAACACCCGGACATGGAAATCACCCCGATCGAGGAAACCACCGATGAAACCCCTACCATCGCGGCACCTGGCGACGCTCCCTCGCTGAGGTCTTAGTTATGACGGGCTACTGGCCGCCGCAAGTGGAGTTTGACACCCGCGATCTTACGACCGTGTTTTATGTGCTTGAACAGCAACAGCAACAGGCAAAGCGGGGCCGCTAATGGCAACCGTTGAGGTGATTGGCGTCAAGCAAATGTTGCAAGACCTTAGGCAGATTGACCCTGAGGCCCGCAAGCAATTTGCCAAGGACGCCAAGCAGATTGCTAGCCCGATCGTGCTTGAGGCGCAGAGCCGTTACCCGGCACAAGCGTTGTCGGGTATGCGGTATCGCTGGACGCAGAACGGGCGTCAGCTGTTGCCGTGGGATCAGCGTAAAGCTCGACATGGCGTACAGGTCAAAGTTGATGCTGGACGCAAAAAAGACGGCGTTGTTACGATCATTCAGAAAAACCCGGCAGCGTCGATCTATGACATTGCGGGCCGTGGCAATTCAAACCGCCTGGGTGATGCGCTGACCGCATTTGCTGGTAACCCGTCGCGCGTTATGTGGCCATCAGCCGAAGCGCACATTACCGATGTGCAGGACGAAATGACCAAAGCGCTTGAACAGGTCGCCGCCGAGATAAATCGTAGAATTGCAACCATATGAGTATTCGCATACCCATCATCAGCGAGTTCGACGACAAGGGTATTGCGCGCGCCAAGAAAGAATTTGCCAGCCTCGAAACGACCTCGGAAAAAATTGGCTATGGCATGGAAAAAGCGTTTGTGCCTGCGATCGCAGCTGCGGGCGCACTTGCTGCCGGTCTTGGCATGGCTGCCAAAGCAGCCGCCGAAGATGAAGCCGCACAAGCCGCGTTAGCCGTACAGCTCCAAAACTCGACAGGTGCCGGGCAAGAACAAATTGCCGAAGTTGAAAAAGCAATCAGCGCAATGTCACGCCAAGCCGCGGTCGCCGACGACGTACTGCGCCCCGCGTTCGCTGCACTTGTTCGTGGCACAAAAGACATAAACGAAGCACAATCCCAAATGTCGCTCGTGCTTGACATCAGCCGCGCAACTGGGATCGACGCAACCACCGTTGCTGACAGCCTCGCCAAAGCGTATGAAGGTAACTACAAAGCCCTGCGATCACTCACCCCTGAAATGGCAAACCTCATTCGTGAGGGTGCCGACATGGAAACGATCATCAGCGTGTTGGGTGGCACGTTCGGTGGCGCAA